AGTTTATTGAATATTCAAAATGGTTTTACCGTACCAGTATGGAGTATATGGAAGGGTATTCTAAATGGTACATTTACACCAGGATGCCTATTGCTTATATTAAATTTATGTTGTATCAATATCAAATAATCAAATAATATGAAAAAGTTATTAATAGTAGCAGCAATATTAATTGGATGTGAGAAACACGATGATTGCAAATTATACCGATGCGGAACTAAAGAAGTTAATGTTATCAATCATGCAGCATATTACCAATCAGATAACTGCGAATGTATTGAAAAATTTGAATAATATGAAAAAGTTATTAGTAATAGCGGCAATGTTTGTTGGAACAACTGCATTCGCACAAGATGTTTATATTCCAAATGCCTTCACTCCTGATGGTGATATGAGGAATGATTATTGGAAACCTATATTTGATGATACATTGACGGTTTCAGATTACCTGTTAGAAGTATATACACGTAGTGGTCAACTTATATTTGAAACAAGAGATTCCAATCAATATTGGGATGGTACATGGTGGGGTTCTAATGTTAGTGAATCAACATTCGTGTATCGATTGGTAATGCGTGTTAAATCCAACGATATTAATAAGGTTGGATTTGTAGAAGTATTACGGTGAAACAACTCATTATCATAATCATTCTATTAGTATCATCAGTAATACTCAAATCACAATCATCTTATCTAAATCTAAATGAAAAAGAAGTAAAGGATAAGTTCAAAGAAGAAGGATTTCGATTTGATAAAGAAACAATTGAGATATGTGTAAAGCCAGACAAAACTTGTAAGGTATTCATAGCTCAATCAGATACAGAGATAATCAAATGTAGATTTGAAGAATCAAAAGGAATATGTAACGCAGTAATAAGATATAAGAAATGAAAACAATACATGAATTAGGAGCCAAATTAGGATGGAAGATCCGAAGATGGAATTACAAGTTTGAATTATTCACAATGAATCTCGGATATACTGAAGAGTTAGGATTTAGGTTTTGTACCTTTCAATATGAATTCCACGATTATTCCTTAGTATCCTTTTTTATCTCACTGCCTAACCGTACTACAAGACAACGGATTGTTGTAGAAGAATGGGATGTGCTTTGGTTGAGAAACAGGTTATGGAAACGTTATGATAGATTGTCGGATAGCATCTTATGGGGGCAAAGAAAGCCAAGCAAAATAGAAGCTATTGAGCTTTGGATATTAGAAAGATTATTTGTATAAGATAAATTTGCAAGGCTTTTAATAACACCCACCCTCCTCTTATACGTATATATGATTATTACAATTTTAAAATAATATGAGTTTAAAGAAAATGAAATCGGAGTATAGAGAAACTCCTAAAAAAGAAATATGGGAAGCTATATTTGAAAACTTTACTTATGGATTCTTAGGTTCAATCATTGTAGTGTTTATTACATTAGGGGTTGATATTGCGGTTTTGATTGCGTATATGTCGTATTATTTTTTTGTTGGTAAAGTAGTTAATAGACCTAAGTATGTAACCTCATTAGGTAAGTTCATAGTATTCCCTATACCAACAGCATTAGGTGCTTTTATTGGATATAAACTAGTTAAACTACTCTCCATTTACTTCTAATAATAATAAAACAGCAATGGGGGAGGGATAATACGAATACGAATAATATGAATAATCCAGATACGGGGTCAATGAAAGAATAAAACAACAACCATAATTTTAAATATAATATAGTTACGGTAAAATCTGGGTTATAATGTGTTGTAGGCTCAAGATCACCCATCTCCATGCATTGGAATAAGTTGTGTTGATTAAACGTGATAAAGTGTGACCAACCGGAGTTATATATTCTATAGGGCCTATTGGGTTGATAGGGTGGTATGATGGTATGTGACAAAATGGAGGTGTGGTATGTGGGGTGGAGGTGAGGTGTCCCTAACCCCTTTTCATTGCGCATCCAAATTTTTTATCTCTCTAAAAAGTATATACGGGGGTGGGGGATCCCCCGCCCCCCTTCACATATCCTTGGCGATCTTACTTCTTTTTCATATATTTATCACCGTAATTAAGGTGAGAACTCCGGCCCGACCCGTGTTTATTGCGTATAAGAATGTCAACAGTGCCACCTATCAATAGACTTAATTGCAAAAAAATGTATTGGAATTAAAAAAAAGCGGTGCCTCGAGCGCCTTTCTTGGGCTCCTATTTGGCTACTCGAGGGACTGTTCGTATATTTACAAGGTAAATGAGGCGCGAAGCCGAGTTGTTATTTAAAAATAAAGGTTATGAAAAATTCAAAAAATTCGAGGAAAGCATTTGAACATGCTATGAAATTGGAAAAAAGTTACAACCGAAAAACAAACAAATTTTATAATGACATAATGAATTATGTTAATGAGAATGTACTTTACGAAGATGAAGAAGAGAGGAAAGCATTTGAACATGCTATGAAAGCTGTATTAAAAGATATTAATTAAAAGCTTCCACAGAAAAACTTGGCTCCCCGAGGAATCGTTCGTATATTTACAATATAAAGAAAAAATAAAGGTTATGTCACAATTCATCATCACATCTCAGGAGCAGTTCAATGATTGTCTATTATGGATCTCTGATCTGTCAAAGGAGGCTTATGGCTTCAGGGTACGTAACCGGGATTGGGCTTCGATGAGCTTTGAGGAGCTTGCAGCAGAGGTTAATTTCTTTTCTGACATTGTTGCTAGGGAAGAAGAAGAGTATGCCAAGGCAGAAGAAGTAGCCATCCAGAGATGTTTGGATGCCGGGGCTCCAGACGTAGAGACCGCAAAGCGTTGGTTAGAAGACGCAATGTGGAGTTAAGAAAATTTGGCTTCCCGAAATAGGGTTCGTATATTTACCCCATAATAAGAAATAAAAGTTATGTTAGTATTTAAGGATTTAGAATGGAAAAGTTGGTTTGATGGTGTAGCATCATCCCCAAAATTTGATAATGGGTTTGGACTAAGTATAGTTGCAGGTCCTGGTAAGTATAGTACACCTAATGATGAAAGTAATTCACCTGATGATTTTGTCTCATTTGAGGTGGGAGTAATTGATCAAAATGGTGATTGGGTTACAAAGCAATTTATACCTGATTTGAATGATGATGTTTTGGGTTGGCAAGATAGAGGTCAAATTAATGCTCTAATGTTACTAGTTCAATCAAAAAATAAAAAATAAAGGTTATGTTAGAGACATTGACATGGGAATTTAAGTATGCTTTACTAGCATGCTCGGATGATGGTTCAGATGATATTGTATTAGAAGATACTTATTATCTCGAATTGGATGAAATAAATCCATGGTATGAGAGAATGAAATTATATGCTATGAGCTTAGGTAAATCACTACTCAGAGTAGGTACATATCTAGAGGGTGAGATGGTTTTCTTCACCCAAAATAATATTACAGGTGATATTGAGCAAATAGATACATCTCATTTAGAGGAAAAGTAATGCACAGGAGACTTGGCTACCCAAGATATTGTTCGTATATTTATGTATAATAAAGAAAAATAAAAGTTATGTTAAATTACAATTCAGATCAGTTTTTAAGCAATTCAGAAATCAGACAAATCGCTCCATCAGTATTCACTGATAAGCCTTCAAGTAATGTGTCTCAACACTATACCCACATTCCTACCTCACGTGTAATTGAGGATATGAGAACATTGGGTTGGGATGTTGTTGATGCTAAGCAAGTTAAAGCAAGAAAATCTCAAGGTACCCAAAAACACCTAGTGGTATTTAGAAACCCAGATGTGGTGGTGAATGGTGAGGATGGAGATACAGTGTATCCTCAGATCTTACTTACCAATTCACATGATGGTAAGAATGCATTCCAATTCCAAGCTGGTTTATTCCGTATGGTTTGTGAGAATGGGTTAGTTATTTCAACTCAAGATTTTGAGAAAGTAAAGATGCGTCACATGGGTTACACATTTGAGGAATTGCAAGAGCAAATCCGTACCATGGTTGAACGTCTACCTTTAACTGTTGAGTCAATGAATAAGATGAAGCAGGTACAATTAAGTGAGGATAAAATGGTTGAATTCGCTAACCGTGCCCTGGAAATTAGATTCGATACCGCTCAAATGAATCGCATTGCAATTGATGTTAACCAATTGTTGGAGGTAGACCGAAACGAAGACAAGGGAGATGATGTGTGGGTGGTATTTAATAGAATCCAGGAAAAACTCATTAACGGTGGATTCAATTACACATCCGGAAGTAAATCCCGTAAAGCACGTCGTATTAAGAACTTCCAACAGGATGCACGTGTGAATGCCGAATTGTTTGATTTAGCATTAGAATACGCAAATTAATAAAATACATAACCCGATATGGGGGTCCGCGGTATGAGGGCCCCCGTATTATATGGTGGCGGGGGGCGTACGTACCGTGCACCATAGTATTACCCACGTACGCAGATGTCCGTCGATGGTGGGGTATACGGAAAAAGGGTCTATGGTAATGAAGAGCACTCGTACACCTTTCCACCCCCGACAAGTATATACTTATATTTTAAAAATCATGAAAAAGAAATTACAATTACTAGCAACCCAAATTCAAGAGTTGAACTCACACCTTACACAACATCCATATGATGTTAATTCTAGAACAAAACGCAATGAATTGATTGGTGAGTTATGTGAGGTAATATTGGAGAATTAACGTTAAATCAATTATACCCCCCACAATGCGATACGTTTTGCATTTTACCCCTTTTGATCAAAAATCCACAACATTTAAAAAACTTCTCTTAAAAAAAATTTGGCTATATGAGGATATATTCGTATATTTACATATATTGAAAAATGAGAAATGGATAGTGAAGTAAAAGAACGCTTGTATAAAGAATTAATGCATATTCTAATGTTGCTTGAAGAAAATGATCGATATGAAGCAATAAAGGAACTTGAATATTTAATTAATAAACTACAATACAATCAGTTATAAATCTATGGTAATGTTAAATATTATTTAGTTATGGGAACAAATTATTATAGAATACCTACGGAAAGAGGAATGGAAAGAAGAAAGGAATTGTTACAATCTCGCATTCGAACTATGTCTATCACACCTTCTGTTATAGGAGATGATTTTAGGTTTATTGATAATCCTAATGATGAGTGGTCTTCACTTTCCCCATGGGATGAGTTTATCGATGGAACTAATGTACATCTTGGTAAAAGAAGTAGTGGTTGGAAGTTTTGTTGGAACTTTCATAATAACCAATACTATACCAATAAAGAATCTCTTTTAAACTTTATTCGTACAGGTAGAGTAGTGGATGAGTATGGTGAGGAAATGAATGTAGAAGAATTCATTACTATGGCTTTAGAATGGGGAGAACCTAATGGTTTAGTTGCTAATAAAGAATACTTTGATACGACTGAACATCACAGTTGGATGAGTAACCCGGAAGAATATTATGATAAAGAAATTGATGGTTTAAGGGTTTCTAGTGCAACCGAATTTAGTTAATGAGCCCACAACTCATTACGCAATTTCACAACCAATATTTCCAGTTGCTTTTACTCTTACTTTAGTAGCATCAATTTTACTTGCTGGGGTGAGATCAAATGTAGTTGATCCTTCTTTATCTATCACAATACCCATTTTATAATCCTCTATGATTTCACCCCCAGCATTGGTTTTATTGTCTACTACCATGTCTTGGAAAGATGCGGTAACAGCATTTCCTTGTAGGTGTGGGGTTGTCTCTAAAAATAAATAACATGAACCCGATAGATTTGATTTTCCGGAAATCGTTACTGTATAAGTTGTTGAAGCATTAAGGCTTGATTTTAATAAAATACCATTACCATCTAATTCTGCGGAGCTGTAAGTTGCCATTTATTTTTTGTTTATAAATATGTTAAAATTCAATCCGGTTTGTATATACGGATATTGGGAGTGGTGGGGGTTGGTAAAATAAGCTTAGTTGGTTAAAATATTATTTACCTTGTCCCCTATATGCTTTTTTATAATTTTTACTAGACTTAAGTTTAGAGGTTTTATTTTTAGAATGTACTCCTGGTCTTTTAACTGGTGATTTTTCTAAATGAGATAAAGTTTGGGTTTTAACCTTTGCCATGATTTTTTATTAATAAATATGTGATTATGTCAAATCTCCTTTGTATATTTATAAAATAATGAAAAAGTTAAAAGAAATAGAATTAACACAACACGAATGGTTTAATTCTCTCAAAGTACCAACTCCCCATCGAAATAAGAAAAAATATTTTCGAAAAGAAAAGCATAAGAAGGGTTGGAATAGCGAAGGATAGTTCGTATATTTACGTATTAAAGAAATAAAAATAAAAGTTATGTTAAAAAAAGAGTATCACCGTCAAATTAATAAAAGGTTTTATGCCTTTGTAGAAAATGAATTTCCTCAATATACTATTGATAGTGGTGAAGGGTATGGAAGAGTTTATCTAATTCCTAAAGAAGGGATTATGGATGATTCAATTATGTATCATCAATCTGAACATTATGTTCAAGTTTTAAACTTTGCTTCTGAACAAGCTAAACAAGATTGTTTAAGAATGCAAGATTATATAGTTAATAATATTGTACCATTTGTAAAACTTTCACTGTAATGAATTTATTTGAACAACTAAAACCTGAATTTAGAGAACAATTAGAAAAGGATAAAGAAACATATCCTGTATCGTGTGGTAATTTAATTAATGTTCTTAAAAATAAAGAATTTGTAATAGAATTAACAATGGGGGAAGTTGGAGAGTTAATTAGATTTCTTCCATCTCTTTCTTTTGATATTAACGTAATTTATAAAGCTTTTAATAAATAAAAAGATGAAAGATATAGTTAAATTGTTTTGGTATTCATTGCTGTTTTTTGCTCTTGCAAGTTGTGAAAAATATGATCCTTATGAAGATACTCCTGAAACAGCTTGTCCTGGAGGTGATTGTGAATATAGTTTTAAAATTAACCCTCAACAACAACCTAATGCCTATTTAGATGAAAATGGTTATTGGCATGTTTTTACAGGGGGTCTTCGGTATTTTCAAATTATAGGTGAATTAGAAGAACCTTATGATTTTTACCATATTAATGATATTCCTGATGTTAGTGTTGCAATGGATTCAGATTATTGGGTAACCTTTGGTAACATTTCATTTACTACTCCTATGTATGGTTTTTTAAGTTGGTATAGTACACCTAGTATGAATACTCCACTTCCTATTGGTGATACAACTTATACTATTAATGAATTGATTTTAAATGATGAAAGTGTTACAAATTTAGTAGGATATGAAATAACTCCCCATACTTGTATGGATTGTCCATATTCCAGTACTTTATTTGGAGTTTATTCTAAATATAACACACATCCAACTTTCAATATTTTCAATCTAGGAGAATTGAAAGGAGATACAGCTACATTTTTTATTGAAATTGATTATGCAGATGAATGGATGTTATCACAAAACCCCCATGCAAAAAAGGCTCATGTAGTTTATAAAACCGATCTAAAAGTAATTTTTGAATAATCTATCTGGCCTATCGGTTTGATAGGCTCCTAAAATTAAATGTTATGAATAAAAAAATAGACCTTATAATTAGTCTTATTACCCTAATAGGTTGGGTAAGTTACACACAATATCCTAATTTAATATCTTTATGTATAGGAATGATGGGGTTAGGATGGTGGATAGGAAGTCTTATACAAGAATTAAAAAATAAAAACTAAAACTTGTATATCTCACTTATATTTCGTATATTATTGTATATAAACATTAAAAATTAATTTATAATTATGGATTTAAACGTAATCAAAAAACGCTTGGAATCACTGAACAAGCAGGCAAATAACAGCGGTGGAAATAATAATAAAAATTTATTTTGGAAACCTTCAATAGGTAAACAACTTATTCGTGTTGTTCCTTCTAAGTACAACAAAGCAAACCCATTTACCGAAATGATGTTTTACTACGGTATTGGTAGTAAACGTGTAATGGCTTCACCTGCAAACTGGGGTGAAAAAGATCCTATTATGGAATTTGCAAAACAACTTAGAGGAACAAATGACAAAGAAAATTGGCGTTTAGCTAAAAAGCTTGATGCTAAAGTTCGTGTTTTTGCTCCTATTGTAGTTCGTGGCCAAGAAGATGAAGGTGTTAAATTGTGGCAGTTTGGTAAAGAAGTTTACCAAGAATTTCTAAATATGGCTGCTGATGAAGAAATTGGTGATTTTACTGATATTATTTCAGGTCGTGATATCAAATTGACGACTGTAGGTCCTGAAGTTACAGGTACTCCTTACAATAAAACCTCTATTGGTCCTTCACTAAAAACATCTGCACTTGCTGATAGTGAAGATACAGTTCAATCATTGCTTGATAATCAAGCTGACCCTATGAAAGTATTTAAACCACTTTCTTATGATGAAATAAAAGAAACACTTCAAGAATGGTTGTCACCTGAAGATTCAGAAGAAGAAGGAGATATTGTTTCTGAACCTGCTGAAGATTTTGATTCAGATCTCAAATCAGAACCTAAATCAAATTATTCATTAAATGTTAAACAAAAATCTACTAAAGTAGATGAATTTGATAAAATGTTTGATGATGAAGATGATGATTTACCTTTTTAATTAAAAAAATAATATGGCAAGAACTAAAAAGTCTCTATCAGAGGCAGTCTCCTCTGAAATTAAAGCAAACTTTAATCTAGATAGCTTTAAAAATAAGAAGGGACTTACATCAAAAGCTAAATTTAAAGAGCAAACCTGGATTCCACTTTCGGATGCATTTCAAGAAATTACTTCTGTACCAGGTATTCCTCAAGGCCATATTGTGCTGCTTCGTGGGCATTCTGATACGGGTAAAACAACTGCTTTAATTGAAGCAGCCGTATCAGCCCAGAAGCGAGGCATTTTACCAGTATTCATTATCACTGAGATGAAATGGAACTGGGAACATGCTGTTCAAATGGGCCTTGAAGTTAATGAGGTTGTAAATGAAGAAACTGGTGAAATTGTAGATTACAATGGAAGTTTTATTTATGTGGATCGTGAAACAATTAACACAATTGAAGACGTAGCAGCGTTTATTTTGGATTTACTTGATGAGCAGAAAAAAGGTAATTTACCTTATGATTTATTATTCTTATGGGATTCAATTGGCTCAGTACCTTGTGAATTATCTGTTCGCTCAAATAAAAATAACAATGAATGGAACGCAGGTGCTATGTCAACCCAATTTGGTAACAACGTTAATCAGCGTATTGTAATGTCTCGTAAAGAGAGTAATCCATACACTAATACCCTTGTGTGTATTAATAAGGTATGGACTTTAAAACCGGAATCACCAATGGGGCAACCTAAGTTGATGAATAAAGGAGGATACGCTATGTGGTTTGATTCAACATTTGTTGTAACATTTGGTAATGTTATGTCTGCAGGTACATCTAAAATTAAAGCAATTAAAGATGGTAAGCAGGTAGAATTTGCTAAACGTACTAACATCCAGATTGACAAAAATCACATTAATGGAGTTACTACTAGAGGTAAAATCGTAATGACTCCTCATGGGTTTATTCTTGATACTGATAAAGCATTAAAATCCTATAAAGATGACCATGCAGATGCTTGGAAAGCCATCTTAGGAGGTGTAGATTTCAATATTATTGAGGAAGATCAAGATTATACTGATATTACCTCATTTGAAAACGAACCAGAATAAATTATGAATAAAAAAGATTTACTTAAGCTCCTTAATAATCTTAACGAGCAAGGAGAAGAAACTGTAGAAGGACAAAGAATTTTAATGATAGATGGTTTAAATTTATTCTTTAGAAATTTTGCAATGTTAAATGCAGTTAATCCTGATGGTATTCATGTTGGGGGATTAGGTGGATTCTTTCGTTCACTGGGTGCTCTAATACGTCAAATTGATCCAACTAGTGTTTATGTAGTATTCGACGGGGCAGGTTCTTCTAATAATAGAAAGAATCTGCTCCCCGAATATAAATCAGGTAGAAATTTACAACGTATTACTAATTGGGACGTATTTGACAGTCATGAAGATGAGGATGATTCTAAAATTGATCAAATTGTTCGTATTATTCAATATTTAAAAACCCTACCAGTTAAAACAGTATCAATTGATAAAGTAGAAGCTGATGATATTATTGCTTATTTGAGTAAAACCTTACCTCAACAAGATAAAGATAAAGTATTTATTGTTTCCTCAGATAAAGATTTTATACAATTAATTGATAAAAACGTAATTGTATATCGTCCCATAGAAAAAGAATTTTACACTGAAGAAACCGTAAAAGAAAAATATAATATGTCTCCTTCTAATTTTATCATTTATAAAACACTTATGGGTGATAATTCTGATAAAGTTAAAGGTGTTAAAGGGTTAGGTGAAAAAAAATTGCATAAATTATTCCCTGAACTTCAGGAAAGAGATTTAACATTAAATGATGTTTATAACATTTGTGAAGGTAAATTTAAAGAACATTTAGTTTATGCTCGTATTATTCAAGATATTGATGTATTAGAGAAAAATTATAAAATTATGGATTTATCAAACCCAATGTTAGATGAAAATGATAAAAAATATTTAAATCAGGTTGTTAAATCCAAAGAGTTAAATTATATTCCTGATCAATTCATTTCTATGTATAATGAAGATAAATTAGGAGGGATGATTAGAAATATAGAGTTTTGGATAAAAGATGTTTTTGAAAAATTAAGTTATAATAAATGACACTAGTAAATTTAAATCAATATGGTACAGCATTCCAAATTAAAGTAATATCAGCATTGTTAACTCATAAAGAGTTTTTAACAAATATACATGATATTATTAGTGAGGAATATTGGGATAATCAAGCTCATCAATGGATTATTAAAGAAATTCTAAATTATTATGATAAGTACAATACAACTCCTTCAATGGATGTTCTTAAAGTAGAATTACAAAAAGTAACAAATGAAGTACTTAAAGTTTCTATTAAAGAACAACTTAGAGAAGCATATAATGCCTCTAAAGAAGATTTAGAATATATTAGAGAAGAATTTTCTTCTTTTTGTAAAAATCAACAATTAAAACAAGCTCTACTTAGCAGTGTTGATTTACTTAAAGCTGGAGATTATGATTCAATAAAAATGATAGTTGAAAATGCTTTAAAAGCAGGACAAGATAAAAATGTAGGCCACGAATATAATAAAGATATTGAATCACGATTTAGAGAAGATTCTAGAACTGTAGTTCCGACACCTTGGGAACGTATTAATGAATTAACTCAAGGTGGTTTAGGAAATGGTGATTTTGGTCTAATATTTGGTAATCCTGGTGGAGGTAAATCATGGTCTTTAGTAGCATTAGGTGGTTATGCTGTACGTTTAGGTTATAATGTAATTCACTATACCCTTGAATTGGGAGAAGATTATGTAGGTAGAAGATATGATGCTTTTTTTACTAAAGTTCCTGTAGATAAAATTCTTAAATCCCGTGAAAAAGTAGAAGAAATTATTCCTCATCTCCCAGGAACATTAGTTATTAAAGAATTCCCAACAGGGAGAGCTACTATTTCTACTGTTGAATCTCATCTTAAAAAAGTTAATGACTTAGGTATTAAACCTGATTTAGTAATTATTGATTACGTTGATCTTCTCTCAACAAGAAAACGAACTGCAGATCGTAAAGGTGAAATAGATGATATTTATACTAGCACCAAAGGATTAGCTAGAGAATTAAATATCCCTATTTGGAGTGTTTCTCAAGTTAATAGAGCAGGTGCAAAAGATGAAGTAATTGAAGGTGATAAAGCAGCGGGTTCATATGATAAAATTATGATTACCGATTTTTGTATGTCTCTTTCAAGAAAAGCAAAAGATAAAGTTAACGGAACAGGTAGATTTCATATTATGAAGAACAGATACGGAATGGATGGTTTAACCTTTGGTGTAAAAGCTAATACCTCTACAGGCCATTTCGAAGTTCACGATTACGACCCAGATGAGGAATTTGAAACAGAAACTACTAATTCTAACTCTAATAGTTATGATAATTTTGACACATTTGATAAACAAATGTTAAAAAGTAAGTTTTTTGAATTAAATTCCTAATTAATAAAATTAATAAAAAATGGCAAAGTTAGATTTAACTAAGGAGAGAATTATCTATAAACCCTTTGAATATGATAAGGCTTATGATTATTGGCTCAAACAACAACAAGCACATTGGTTACACACTGAGGTACCTATGATGTCTGATTTGAATGATTGGAAGCAAAATCTAAATAAAACTGAAAAAAATATTATAGGTTCTATTTTAAAAGGATTTGCTCAAACTGAAACAATCGTTAATGATTATTGGTCAGGATTAGTTACTAAATGGTTTCGTAAACCAGAAATTATTATGATGGCCACAACCTTTGGAGCCTTTGAAACTATTCATGCTGAGGCTTATTCATTATTAAATGAAACTTTAGGATTAGATGATTTTTCTGAATTTTTAGAAGATGAAACCACAATGGCCAAAATTGAAAATTTAATGAAAGTAAGAGATTCATTTAATAACGAAGTTAACTGGCATGAAAGAGCTAAATCACTAGCAATATTCTCAGCCTTTACTGAAGGAGTAAATTTATTTTCTTCATTTGCTGTTTTATTATCTTTTAAAATGCAAAATAAACTTAAAGGAGTAGGACAAATTGTTGAATGGAGTATTAGAGATGAATCAATGCACTCAGAAGCAGGATGTTGGTTATTTAAAACCTTAATTAAGGAAAAACCCGAACTAAAAACTTTAGAATTAGAGGCAGCTATCAACGAAGCAGCTTTGCTTTCTTTAAAATTAGAATTAGATTTTATTGATAAAGTTTATGAACTTGGAGATTTAGAGGGTTGTAATAAATATGATTTACAAAACTTCATCAAAAATAGAGTAAATGCTAAATTAGGAGATTTAGGTTATAAACCTATTATAGATGATATTGATATGAATGCTGTTAATAGAATGAAATGGTTTGATGCTCTTTCAGCAGGGAAACAACATACAGATTTTTTTGCTAATAGAGTAACTAATTATTCTAAGGCACACATGAATTGGGATGAAAGTATTTTTTAAATAATATATAATGGATAATAATTTAATAGCAGATTATAAACAATGGGAGAGAGGAAAAGATTTTCCTGAGTATATGGATGAAGTAGCTTTATCAACTATTTCTAAAGGTTACTTACTCCCAGGGGAAACACCCCGAAAAGCGTATAGACGCGTAGCTAATGCTGTGGCCGATAGGCTAAATAGACCAGATTTAGCTAATAAATTTTTTAAATATATTTGGAATGGATGGATTGGACTTGCAAGCCCTGTTCTCTCAAACACGGGAACAGACAGGGGATTACCAATCAGTTGTTTTGGCATCGATACTCCGGATTCAATCAGAGGTATTGGGCTCACAAACGCTGAACTCATGCGACTTACCTCATACGGAGGGGGAGTTGGAATTTCAGTTTCAAGAATTAGACCAAGAGGAACAGAAATCAGAGGAAATGGGAAATCAGAAGGAGTAGTCCCTTGGTGTAAAATTTATGATTCTACAATTATTGCTACTAATCAAGGTTCAGTAAGAAGAGGAGCATCTTCAGTTAACTTAGATATTAATCATTTAGATATAAAAGAATTTTTACAAATTAGAAGACCTAAAGGAGATCCTAATAGACAATGTTTAAATTTACATCAATGCGTAGTTGTAGACGATCCTTTTATGAAAAGATTAAATGATCGAGATCCTGAGGCTATGAATTTGTGGTTAGAGATTTTAAAATCTAGAGTAGAAACAGGTGAACCTTATATAATGTTTAAGGATAATATTAATAAACAAAATCCTTTAGCTTATATGATGAATAATCTAAATGTTTCTATGACTAATATTTGTACTGAAATTACACTCCATACAGATGAGGAACATTCATTTATTTGTTGTTTATCATCTCTTAACTTAGCAAAATATGATGAATGGAAAGATACTGATGTTGTTGAAACCTCTATTTACTTTTTAGATGGGGTTATGGAAGAATTCATTGAAAAAACCAATGGTAAAGAATCAATGATTAGAACCCATAGACATGCTAAAAAAGGTAGAGCATTAGGTTTAGGAGTAATGGGGTGGCACTCATTCTTACAACAAAAGAATTTACCTTTTAATTCAATTGCTTCTACAGCATGGACTCATACAATATTTAATGATATTAGAGGAAAAGCAGAAGCTGCTTCAAGAAAATTAGCTCAAGAATATGGTGAACCTTTATGGTGTAGAGGTACAGGTATGAGAAATACTCACCTATTAGCAATTGCCCCCACAGTATCTAACTCTAGAATTAATAATTGTTCAGCTGGGATTGAACCTTATCCTGCTAATGTTTATGTGTTTAATGGAGCTAAAGGTACTTTTATAGTTAAAAATCCCTATTTAGAAAAATTACTAGAAGAAAAAGGACGTAATGTTAGTAAAGTTTGGGATCAAATTTTAGCTGATGATGGTTCAGTGCAAAATTTACCTAATGAAATTTTAAATGAAAGTGAAAAAGAAATATTTTTAACATTTGCCGAGGTAAATCAATTAGGATTAGTACAACAGGCTGCAATTCGCCAAAGATATATTGACCAAACTCAATCACTTAATTTAGCGTTTTCACCCACAGATTCCCCAAAATGGATTAATCAAGTCCATATGGAAAGCTGGAAGCTAGGTATTAAAACTCTTTATTACTTAAGAACAGATTCAGTAATTAAAGGAGACATTGGTTCAAGAACATCAGAAGATTGTTTGAGTTGCGATGGGTAATAAAATTTTATAGAAGTAATATAAAAAGAGTAGATTAGTACTCCTTTTTTAATATGTATAACTATGAAAAAAGTACTCTTTCATTAATTACTTAAACCGACGGTAGTTTTATTCTGTTTAACCCTTAAATTTTATCTTATGGAAATTTTAAGCCAAATTGGTTCTTGGGCTAAAAAACTAACCGAAATTGGGATTAGTCTTATATCTTTAGCAATTGTAATTGAAATTTTGTTTGGAGGTATTTCTATTCCTTTCTGGCCTAATTTATCAGTAGTAAATAATATTATGGATATTTTAGGCTCTCTTAGCAATGAAGGATTGTTAGGATTAGTTGGTGTTTTTGTATTATATCATCTTTTTAAAGATAAAATGTAATATTTGTTAATTATTAATAAGAAGGGACACATTAGTGTCCCTTTTTTAATATTTATAGTAAATTGTTACCCCCTAAAAGTTTTTTATTATGGTAAATTATTTAAAAAATAAAATTATGAAATTTAATGAAATGTTTAAAGATGATAATACCCTTAATGAAAAAAATATTGTAGGGTTTGCTTCTTTTGCTGTAATGACTTTATTTGCAGTAGCAGATATTGTAACAGGATTTTTAAGTAAAGATCTTCCAGTTCAAGAATTTATTTATAATTCTTTTGTAATTATTACTCTTGGATCATTTGGAATTGATGGTATAACTAAAATATTTAAAAAAGGAGAAGAATGAAATTATCAGCTAACTTATCATTAGGAGAATTTACTAGATCCCAAACTGCTAAACGTAGAGGTATCGATAATACCCCTAAGGGTGAACATTTAGAAGCAGCTAAATTATTAGCTGAAAAAATATTCCAACCAATTAGAGAACATTTTGGCAAACCAATCTTTATTTCCTCAGGATATAGAAGCATGGCTCTAAATGAAGCAATTGGTGGCTCTAAAACTTCACAGCATTCAAAAGGCGAAGCCATTGATATAGATATGGACCATAGAGGGGGCCCAGAAAACGAAGAAGTGTTTCATTACATTAGAGAAAATTTACCATTTGATCAATTAATTTGGGAATTTGGTACTGATGAAAGACCTGATTGGGTTCATGTTTCATATAATAGTGATGGAGAACAAAGAGGTCAAATTTTAGTAGCTAAAAGAAACTCTAAAGGAAAGACCTATTATGAAAATTGGTCTAAATAATGAAAACTAATATTCTATCCCTTATAACTGTTGTATCTACAACTATATCCTTTTTATGTTCTTACTTCCTCAATCTCTACATGGGGAATACTGAACAATATCTTGCATTAGTTGCAGTTGTTCTATTAGATGGATTCTTTGGTCTTATTGCTGGAATTAAAAGAGAAGGATTCAAAACATACAAAGCAGTTAAAGTTTTAAAAACACTATTTGCTTGGATATTAATATTAACAGTAATTCTTTCAGTAGAATTAGGATTTAAAGGCACATCTTGGCTATCAGAAACCATTTTAATACCTTTTATTATTTTCCAACTTATTTCAGCTCTTAAAAATGCTTCTATGGCAGGTTTCATCAAAACAGAGTTACTTAATAAGATTCTTGATAAAATTGACCAACATAAAGGAGAACGAAAATGAAAACATTACTACAATATATAACATCAACCAGAATGGTTTACTTTCTAATGTCAATGGTATTGATAGTAGGATATATATTTCGTTTATGGGAAATTGTAATATTTGTATGTTTAATGTTGCAAATTGGTGTTTGGACGGGATTCTGTCCTTCAAAATACTTTTTTGAAAAATGTGGGTTTAAGAAAACAGAGTTGTAAATGAAAGCTCTAGATGGAATATCTATAAATTCCAAAATCTCCCTAATAGTTGCAGGTTTAATTATGATGACCTTCTTTACAGTACAAACCTGTATTGTATTTGGGGTATGTGAACCTACACTCTTTTTAGCTAAATTTGGTTGGGGTTGTGTTGTATTCTTTATGCCACCATTCTTTAAAGTAGTATATGAATTTATACAAAATAAAGAAAAAATCAAAGAAGATTTATTTGCTAAAAATATATTCTTAGAACACGCAGCTAAAATTATTAGGCATGATATGCATTCTGGAATTAATACCTATTTACCTCGAGGTATTAAATCTTTAAAAAGAAGAATATCAGAACAACAAATACAAGATTTAAAAATACAAGCACCTCTTCAGTTAATTGAAGATGGATTGTATCATGCTCAAAAAGTATATAGTGGGGTATATGAATTTACTAATTTAGTAAAACAAAATGTACAAATGAGTAAACAACCTCATAATATTAAAAATATATTAGAGGATTACTTACGCTTAACTGCATATAAAAATCAAGTTCTTTTAGATGATAATTTACCTACAGAATTAGAAGTAAACGAACCACTTTTTTGCACTGCAATTGATAACTTAATTAGAAATGGGCTAAAATATAATGACTCACCAACAAAATGGGTTAAATTATATTCTGAAGAAAATTTTATTGTTATTCAAGACAATGGTAGAGGAATTAATCAAAAGGATTTTGAAGAATTATCTAAACCTTATGTTAGAAAAGAAGGACAAAAAGAAAGTGGTTCTGGTTTAGGATTAAATATTTGTAATGCTATTATAGAAGAACATGGGTTTGAAATTTTTGTAGAAAAAGTTTATAAAAATGAAGAATTTTTAAAACAAGAACTTGATAAATTAGAAGAAAAAATTGCCTGGCAACCTAATAGTTATATTTATAATAGAGAGCGGGTTGAAGATGAAGCAAAGAAAAACGAATATAAAGGATTTCTTCAAATAAAACGAGGAGGGAATACACCAAAATTATTTGTTCAATGGATTCCCTCTCACCTTAAAACAGTAGTAGGAACAAAAATAAAAATAAAGATAGGAAACAATGATTGATACTTTAATGTTGATTGATGATGAAAATTTATTTCATCTAGTATTTGAGGATGCATGTTCTTTACTAGATATGGCTCTTTCAATTGAAGCTTTAGATAGTAGTGATAAAGCTGCTGAAATGTTTAAAAAATGGTTTCCAGATGATCCAAACCATGAAAAACCTGAATGTGTATTTGTAGATTTAAATATTATAGGTTCTTCATTTGATGGAATTGAAATGATTAGAAAAATTAATCATGAATATGGTAATGGCTGTGTTGTAGGTATTATTTCATCTTCTCAAGACGAACAAGAAATTGAAAAAGCAAAACTTGTAGGCGCCCAATTTTGGATTATCAAATCAGATGATATTGAACCACGTTTAGAAGAATTTAAAAAGGATTATGAAGGATATAAAGCTCGAACAGCTCCTTTTAAAGTTTATAGGTAATAATGATAAAAGTAACGGAACATACAAGGAATGTTCTATTAGAGGTTGCTAAACAAAAGAAAGTTTATGTAGAAGGTAATTTTCTTAAAATTTTAAAAGCCCCTGATGGTGATACTGAATTTGAGGAATATCTTAAAGTATGTAAAGAAAAGGATTCTGATAAAAGAAAACAACGTTTAGAAATTACAAAACAAATTCAAAAACAAAATTCTGAATTAGAACAAGCTGCAAAAGAAAACAAAAGAGTAAATAGACAATTAGAAAAGGCATTAGAAGAAACAGAAGGAGCTAGGAAAAAAGCAGAAGAATTATTAATTTCATCTAAAACCCATTTTAGAAATACAGAAAAAAAAGAAAAAGAACAAAATCAAAAACTAACAGAAGCATTAAAAGAAGCAGAAGAAGCCCATATAGAAACTCAAAGACTAAAGCTAGAAGCAGAAAATGCTAAATCTAAAGCAGAACAAGATTTAAGTTTACTTCAAAAGAAAACTCAAACGGAATTAATGGGTAACATTGTAAAAGTTGCACTTTGGGTAATTATGGGGGTAGGTTTAGTTACCACAGCCCTATATGTATTTGTGATGATGAAAGGATTAGATGCTAAAATCATAGAATCAACATGGTCCAATTTATTTGGTATTCTATTGACAAATTCATTTAGTATTATTGGTACTATTATGGGTGTTAAACATGCCTCAAAAGAAAAATAAAATGAAACAAAAATTATTTCCTTTTTTGATTGCTTTATCAGCACTATCAGTTTCAGCTTCAGCTGCTTTCTATTCAATTAGTGGTCTTAGTAAACTTTTTGCAGGTGCTGCCTTTGCTGTTACTATTATGGCTGCTTCTTTAGAGGCAGGAAAATTAGTAATTGCTTCTTTATTGTACCAATATAGAAAAACTCTTCCATTTTTCCTTAAATTTTATCTTACAATAGCTTGTATAGTACTAATTGGGATTACTAGTATGGGTATTTATGGTTTCTTATCTGCTGCTTATCAAGAAACAGCTAATAAAGCCGGTAATATTGATGCTCAAATAGCTTTAATTGAAACCAAACGAGATAACATTAGGGACCAGTTAGCAGTATATAATGCGGAAAAAAGCACCATTAACGGGGCAGTAGCTGATTTGCAAGCTGGTTTAGCAAACAATGTTATACAGTATAAAGATAGAGAAACTGGTGAGATTATAACAACAACCTCTAGTTCAACTCGTAAAGCATTAGAAAGACAATTAGATCAAGCAATTGAAAGACAAACTGAACTAAATACTAAAATAGATGGTTTAAATACTCAATTATTTGATTATGAGACTGAAATAGTAGAAATCCAAACAGGTAATAATCTAGCAGGTGAATTAGGTCCCCTTAAGTATCTTTCAGGTTTAACTGAGATTCCAATGGACAAAATTATTAATTATTTACTTTTAACTATTATTTTTGTATTTGATCCTTTAGCTATTGCTTTAGTAATTGCAGCTAATTTTGCTTTTGAGCAAATTAGAAAAAAATATAAGTCTAATCTTTATGGAGAAAAAGTTCCAATTTCCAAAGAAGAACAACATCAACATATAGTTGATATGATGAAAGCTGATGAAGAAGATGGATTATATGAAGAATGGGACTCAACTTTAAATGATGGTTTAGAAGATAAACCTTGGGATGCGGATGATAGAGAATTCTTAGAAAATTTAGCTAAAAAAGAACTATCAGAAGAAGAAAAAGTATGGGATACTAATAATGATGGGGTTTTAGATCAAGATGAATTAAAAAGAAAAGAAGATGCAATGTTAGGTGATCCTTCTATTTCTCAATGGAGAAAAAATAAAATATTAAAACAAAGAAAATCTGATAACCCAAACCAAATCACATATTAAATTTGGATATTTAAAATAGGTTTCGTATATTTAGGGAAATAAAGGTTAATGATATATAAAACCCATTCAAAAGAAGTGGTCTTAGAAAAATTATCTAATTTACAACCACTCAATTATAACCAGTTTAGATGGTGGAGGAGATGGGATTCAAAAAATAAACCACTCCACAAATTAAAACCCTTATTAGATAAAATTCGTAATGGTGATTTCGACTATTCACATTATTATTGGCAAGCTCAATTTTGTGAAATTGAACTGAATGAAAAATATCTTCAATTAAATGATGATGGTAGATGGATGGAAGAAACTCAAGTAGACAGAGCTAGAAGAAAACGTTTATATGAGGATTTTGAAAAAGATGAAGCTGAAAAACTAAAACAAATCCAAAAAGAATTTATTTTAACCTTTAGAATGAGTAAAGAAGATTATGAACAAGAAGTAATAGAATTTGATGGTTCATTAGAAGATTTTTACTTTCACTGTAAACAAAAATTTGGGGAATATGCTATTCCTCTAAGATCAAAACGTGGTAGAAAACCAAAACATACAATTAATTAGTACTTACCCAATCAAAAAGTCCGATAAAGCATTTAAATTATGAAAAGATTACACATAAAATTTATCAAATGGTTATCCCATAAGATAGGATACAAAATTGTAATGATTAAAATTGGTCCTGGCCTTACAATAGAAGGTGATAAAGAATTATTACGCTATGTAGATATTACCGGATACTCCTTTAAGAAAGAACCACTTAAAAGAACATTCCCTAAATTTATAGAACCTGAACCAATAAAACCATTAACACCAGAACAATTAAAAGAATTAGGAATTATACCCAACAATTAAAGCACCTTTATCAAATTAAAAAGTTATGTTAGAATTTATTAAACACGCCTTAGGATTTTGTGGTGAACATTATCACCCAAATTTATTTACTCTTATTTTAGGAGGACTTGGTTCCTCACCAATTGTTTCATATATTTATTTTAAAGTAAAAAGTTATAATGAAAGTAAGTCACGAAGTACCTATTCCCTTTTTAGAAAAAAGTAGAGCTTTTAATGATTATGATTATTGTCTACCTCACCTTCTGGATGAAAGTAAAGAATATTTTAATTTCTTTCAAAAATCTAAAGAATTGGGGAGATATATCATCATGGATAATTCCCTTCATGAGTTAGGTACTCCTTATGATTCTAAACGATTATCCTACTGGTTAAATTATTTTAAACCTAATGAATTTATTGTTCCTGATTATTGGCAGGATAAAAATAAAACGTTAGTTACCGCAAAATTATGGTCAAATCTTCAATATCCTGAAGGAACCACCCCCGTTGCTGTAGTGCAAGCTAATAATGTTGAAGAAGCATGGGAATGTTATAACATTCTAAAAATGCAAGGTTATAAAAAAATTGCTTTTTCATATGGAGCTAGTTGGTATTTAGATCAAGCTGAAAAAATGGAAAATGATTATGTAACCAAAGCTTATGGTCGTTACAATACTGTTAAAGATTTTTATGAAAGAGGATTAATTGAAAAAAGTGATAGAGTTCATTTATTAGGTTGCAACATCCCCCAAGAATTTGCTTGGTATAAAAATATGCCTTTTATAGAAACTATTGATACTTCAAATCCTGTAATTCATGGTTTAGCAGGGGTTAAATATGAGGATTATGGATTAACTGATAAATTACCTCACAAAGTAGATAAATTTGTGGGTGATGAAAAAAATTGGGATATTGTAATGTATAATGTAAATAAATTTAAAGAATTTATAAAATAATGGCAAATACTTGTAGAACAGACGTTAAGATCCAAGGATCAAAAGAAGCAATCTCATATTTTAAAGAAAAGTATGAAAGTTGTCATGATGGAAAATACCCAAATGAAGAAGAAAACCCACACATTGTAGATGTATTTGGAGCTGATGCTGAATTGTTTATCGATAAGGTAGGTTCTAAATGGATTTCTCAATATGAAATCTTTTGGGATGATGAAACATCATATGAATTTGGTCTAGAATCAGCTAATTATCCTCCTTCAGATATGTTAAAAGAAATGCATCGTCAGTTGGCTGTTATAGATCCTGATATTATATTCACAGCACGCTACTGGGATGAAGCATATGATCCTATTGGTGTACTTAAGATTACAGACGCAGGTCAATACCTAGAATTGGAAACGGTAATAGATGAAGATGAAGATGATTATGAATATTTTTGGGATGATATTATCGAACCTGAGTTTGAAAGATTAGAAAAAAAATTAAACATAGCGTAAGCCTATACGCTTAATAATACCTGGCAAATTTAATTATATAAAAACAATGCAATTAGAATTTGATTTTAACAAAGGAAAACACGTAGTAGTATCACTCTCAGGTGGTATGGATAGCTCAACGTTGTTGCTTAAAGCACTAAATGAGTATGAAACAGTAACCGCTTTATCATTTGACTATGGTCAAAAACATAGAGTAGAATTACAAAGAGCTCAATCATTAATAGATTATTTAAATGATAACTGTGATAAAAATGATTGCTATAAAGGATGTAAAATAAACTATAAACAAATTAAACTAGATGGTTTAGTTGATTTATTAGATTCAGCTTTAGTGGAAGGTGGTGATGAGGTACCTGAGGGACACTATGAGCAAGATAATATGAAAGCAACAGTAGTACCTAATAGAAATAAAATATTTGCTTCTATTACCCAAGCAGTTGCTTTATCGGTAGCAAATAAAACAGGAGAAAGAACAGACATTGCTTTAGGAATTCATGCAGGTGATCATGCAATTTATCCTGACTGTAGACAAGAATTTAGAGATGCAGATGATGCTGCTTTTAGAGAAGGGAATTGGGGGGCTGATATGGTAAGTTATTGGACACCTTATCTTAAAGGAGATAAATTTACTATCTTACAAGATGGAGAAGTATTATGTGAAAAATTAGGTATTGATTTTGATGAGGTTTATAAACGTACTAATACTTCTTACAAACCTATTAAAATCTACTATCGCCCAGAAACTAATGCTTACAAATGGTATTCAGACTATAAATCAGCATCTAGTGTGGAACGTGTAGAAGCATTTTTAAAACTTGGTCATCCTGATCCTGTAGAATATGCTGATGAGACTGGTCCTGTGTCTTGGGAACATGTAGTAACAGAAGTAACTAAAGTTTTAAATAACCATGAGTAAAAAAAATAAAAATATCGAATCAATGCCCAATCAATATTGGCACAAGAAAATTTCATTTATAAAATCAACTGTCAGAATCCTGGGGTATGGATTTATTCCATTTGATTTGTTAGTTGCAACAATTATTCTTGTGTTAAGTGAGGTAATAGGAATTTTAGAGGAATTAGTTTAAAAATTAAAAACAATTAAATAAATAATAAATATGAAATATCTTTATTTTACAGCTAGTTGGTGTGGGCCTTGTAAAATGTTAGGACCAATTATGGAAAGAGTAAAAAATAGTGGAATTAACATTCAAAAAATTGATGTAGATACTAATAATGATTTGGTATCCCAATTTGGGATTCGTAATATCCCTACAGTAGTATTAATAGATGATAATAATAAAGAACATACAAGAATGGCAGGAGTTCAAACTGAACAAAGATATATTAATACTTTTAATCAATTTAATTTAAGTAAATAATGGCAAGATATATTTCAACTAAATTATTTGAGAATTACTCAGTAGCAATTAGACAATGGAAAGCACAACACTCACATTGTCAATTGCTTCATGGATATGCTTTAAAATTTAAAGTATGGTTTTCATCTAATGAACCTAATATTGATAAACAATTAGATGATATGAATTGGATTGTTGACTATGGTGGATTTAAAACTCCCCCTCATGGTAATGGTTTAAAAGATTGGATGAATCATATGTGGGATCATACAACTTTAATCCAAGCTGATGATCCTTATAGAGATATGTTTGAAATGTTACAGGTATCAGGATTAGCTAAAGTACATTTTTTAGAAAAAATGGGAGCAGAATCTTGTGCTAGATTAGTATATGAACATTTTAATGATGTTTTATCTAAAACTGATGCAGGGAGATGTAAGTGTATTAAAGTAGAATGTTTTGAAAATGATAATAATTCCTCAATTTATGAAGAATAGAATAGAAGATTATACTAAAACCCTTCCAGTATTAGAATTATATACTGCTGTTCAATCTGAAGGCAGTCGTCAGGGTTATCCTACAATTGTAATTAGAACTACAGGTTGCACTCATAGATGTTATTTTGGTGAAGGTGGATGGTGTGATAGTTGGTATACTTCAATCCACCCTGAAAAAGGAACTTATACATTTAATGATATTATTAAAATGTATGATAAAAACCCCCATATTAAAGAAATGATGCTTACTGGAGGTTCACCAACAATGCATGCTGCTTTAGTAAATGAATTAACTCATTTTGCTAATCAAAGAAAAATTTTCATTACGATTGAAACTGAAGGTTCCCATTTTGTAGAAACAGATTACCCTATTGGCTTATTATCAATTTCTCCTAAGTTTAAAAATAGTGTTCCTGTTGTAGGTGCTGTTACACCTCAAGGAAAGGTTGTAGATGAAAAAATGGTAATTCAACATAATAAATTTAGAATGAATGTTGAAAACATTGCTAAAATGATTTATTTCCACGATAATTTTCATCTTAAACCGGTTATAGATAAAGATTTGGCTGTATTACCTGAAGTAGAAGAATTTATAAAAAAACTAGCAAATAAATTGTTAGATTTAGGGTGGGAAAATTTTGACTACAATCCCCAAAGCTTATATGATACCATTAGTTATTTAAAATCTAAAACATGGTGTATGCCTGCGGGTGATGATAGGGAATCATTATTTGAATCATACCCAGTAGTAATGAACATGTGTAGAGATAAAGGATACAAATTTACAGGTAGAGCACATATAATGGCCTTTAATACTGAAAGATGTGTTTAATTAAAAATATAAAAAAATGAAAAAATTTAATATCTTATTATTAACTTATATATTGTCATTTCCTCTATTTGGGCAGGTCGAATCAAATTTAGGAGCAATTTTATATCCTAAGCTTGGAGTAAAAACCATAGAAAATAATATCTTTAAAGTTGTTTATTCTGAAGAATTAGAACAACCTATTAAATTGTGGTATACTGTAACCTGTATTGATGGTAAAGTTGAAAGAGGAGGAATTAATTTTAGAGAAGTTAGGGGAATAAAAACCTCAAGTGATGAAGATTATGAAAATAATGTATGGGATAAAGGTCATTTAGCACCTGCTGCTTCTTTTAATTGTACTAGAGAAGATTTAAAATTAACGTTTACTTATCTAAATTGTGCTCTTCAACACCAGGGATTAAATAGAGGCCCTTGGAAAGAATTAGAAAGATTTGAACGTGATTTGGTTAAAATTTATGGCAAAGTAGATGTATTTGTTGAAGTTTTATTTGAATTACCACTAGTTGTTGTCCCAGCAGGGGCTACAGTTCCAAGTGGGTTTACTAAAACTTTAACTTTTAATAATGAAAGTTATACTTTCACTTTTCCTAATAAAGATGTAGCAGGAAAAGATTGGAATTATTTTAGAATCAATTGAGAGAATTAATTACAGCTGAGGATATTAATATCCAAACCAAAATCTTAGGTAAAAGAATATCAGATAACCATAGAGATGATAAAACACCTGTGGTTATGGTGGGGTTACTTAATGGTTGTTACGCGTTTTACAGCGATGTAGTGCGTGCTATGCCGATTGTGGTGGAATGTGATTTTATGCGCGTTAAATCGTATGCAAAGCGCAAGCAAGGCGATATACAAATCACTAAAGACCTCGAAACACCTATAAAAGGTAAGCATGTTTATATTGTAGATGATATCTATGATACAGGAAATACTATGGCTGCTGTTATAGAATATCTAGAAGTAAAACACCCAGCCTCAATTTCAATTGTATCATTAATCACCCGAGAAACATCTCCAGTTCCAACCCAAAAACTATATAAAGCTTTTACTATTAAGGATGAGTGGGTTATTGGTTATGGTATGGATGATGAAAATGGACATAATAGAAATTTAAGATCAATTTGGGCTCTCTAAATAGGGTTCGTATATTACATCAAGTAAAAAATTATAATTCATGGAAAACAAACGTAGAAAACTACACGAAGATTTAGAAGTAGTACAAACAGGGTTTGCAAACGGGGTTGCACCAGGATTCCCATTCACAGAAAAAGAGAAACTATCAATGATTGACGAAGCTGAAGAAGCATTCGGTAAATTTCTTGATGCTTTAAAGTGTGATTGGAGAAATGATCCAAATTCAATGGAAACACCTCGCCGCGTAGCAAAAGCATATGTAAATGATTTATGGGAAGGTCGATATACAGCAATGTCTCCTATTACATCATTTCCTTCAGATGGTTACGATGGAGTAATTATTGAGCGTAATATTCCTCTTACCTCAATGTGTTCACACCACCACCAAACAATTGGGGGTGTAGTTCATATCGGTTATATTGCAGGTAAAGATGGGCAAGTAATTGGTTTATCTAAATTAAACCGAATTGTAGAATTATTTGGTCGTAGAGGTGCTATCCAAGAACAATTAACAGCAGCAATCCACAATGCTGTAAATAAAATTACTGAAGGTAATTTAGGTGTAATTGTTACTATTGTAGGTACTCACAATTGTGTATCTTGTAGAGGTGTTAAACACCAAGGTGCAGCAATGGTTACTACTAAAGCATCAGGAGCATTTAGAGATGATACAAATAATGCACGTAAAGAATTTTTTGACAGTCTAAAGATTAATAACGGAGGACACAATATTTAAGTTATGACACAGTTTGAACAAGAAATAGAAGTAATTCTATTAAATAGTTTAGGTACTCTTAATTCATTAAGAGATAGAGACCAGTTAAGTATGACACCCGAAAGTGAATGGGCTCAACACGTTGCTAAAAAAATA